ATCTGCCAAACCTTTTTATCCAGAAGATATGGTTTGTATACTACTGGGAGTATTGGTATATCTTTTTATCCCCGCCGTTTTTGCGTCCCTGCGGGGCGCTGATTGATAGTATTGTTAGACATTACGAAGCGGGAATTTAAATTGCGAATTATTTAAAACTTTTACCATAGTTATCAAACCTTTCTAGATTTTTTGCTGGTGTTTTAAAAGATTTTGCTACATTTTTTGGGCATTTTTGTGGGGGTTTTTAGGCTATGAAGGTTTGACAAACCAGGGTTTTGGAGGTATAATGCATGCCCCATATGCGGGATAGAAAGGTTTGAAAGGTTTGGGGATGGGAGGTTTGGCCGCCAGAGGATTACGACGCCATCTATAAAAACGCTCAATCACCCACTATCCTCCACTTTCCTCCACCTAGACCAAATATAAAAAATATCAGTAAGATTTATTTAGATTAAACAATGGTGTATAATTATTGCATAGTTACTTTAAGGGGGTAATAAAATGTATAAAGTCATAGATAATTTTCTTCCAAACATTTATGCAAATATTTTAGAGGAAATGGTTAAATCAGAGGTTGCTTGGAATTGTTTACAAAACAAGACTGGAGTTACTGAAGAAAATTCAAAAAATCTTAAGTATTATAAAACACCAGGGGCAGACTATAGCGGTCTTCAATATGGGTTTACCCATTCCGTTTTAGACAAATTTGGTAATAAATCAATATTTTTTGAAAAAATTTTACCAATGTTATATTTTGTGGAAGAAAAAGCCAATATTGAAGTAAAAGAAATTAGTAGAATTAGGCTAGGACTAAGTGTTTCTACAGGAAAAGAAGTTCAACATTATCCACATGTAGATGAATATGAGCCACACTATGTTCTTTTGTATTATGTAAATGATAGCGATGGAGACACCTTTATGCTTAATGAAATGTATCAAGAAGGTGTAAATCCAAAAGATTTTACAGTGAAAGAAAGAGTTACTCCTAAAAAAAATAGAGCAGTAATATTTGATGGTTTAAGATATCATCACTCCAGCAATCCAGTAAACAATTCTTTAAGGTTTGTTGTTAATATAAACTTTACATAAAATCGCAGGGTATCAAACCATCGCCCTGGCTCTATATTGTGCATATCAAACCTTCGTATCAAAGATATTGCACATAGGTTCAAACCTTTATATCTGGCTATCTGGCATATCTGGCTATAGGGTTTGAAAGGTTTGTTATTACACTGGGGGTATTACGACATTCTTTGTATACCCGCCGAAATTATGATACTAACCGTTATTGCCCTTTTAGGGCATAGTAAGGTTTGATAGTTCTATTTTGCGCCTTGCTTTTTGCGCCGAAACTTGGTATGCTTAGTATATGACTGAAATGACCAGCGTAGGCACAGACCTACTTGATTGCTATTGTGAGCCATGTATAGAAGAGGCAGAACACCTTGGACATTCCTGATCCTTTCCAAACCTTCGTAACCAAAAAATATGCCAACTTTAAAGGCATGTATTATGACTTCTTTGCTAAAGAATGGGTTGGTAAATGTAACTCTTGTTGTGAGCAATTCTTTGCACCTAATAAGAAAGATTATAATAAGACCAGACTTTACCATACCCGCAATATTTGTACAGGAGGATATTAATGAAATCAAACGAATGCGTTAAATGTCAAATGTTTTATAAGGACCCTCTATTCTGGCAGACTCATCAAACCATGAGTGATGGTCATATCTGGTGTACTACTAAGAGAAAGGATTAATAATGATTAATGTTTTATTTCTTATTCCCGCATTTGTTGCAGGATATGTTGCATGTTATATTGCAATGACATATAAGGTTGACCAAGATTAAAGAGCCAAAGATTATGAGAATGGATTGGCGATCAGCAGGCTATTGGCCTGTATACAAAGACGGCAAGAAAGTGTGGATACCTAAAGATGCAGTTCCAGAAACAACACAAGACCAAGATACTCCCGCTTAGGTGGATTGCAAACCAGTTAAGTTATCCTGCTACTAATAGTTTGTCTAAAGCCATTGAGTTACAGGAACAAGGTAACTTTGGGTACCGTTTTAAATTTCACGCCAAGGTTTGGTATTATCTTAATAAACCTTATGAGCGGTGGGGCACATACTATGAGGTAGATTGGAAAGAAAATCTATGAGCAAAGACTTAGTTGATCTAGCCATTTCAATGACAGAGATGATACAATAGTGGATATGATTATACAAATTATAGGGTTGCCTGGATCTGGCAAAACAGAATTAGCAAAAGCCTTAAAAGAACGAATTAACGCCATTCATCTCAATGCAGATGAAATACGTGCTACAGTTAACTCTGATCTTGGATTTACTCTAGAAGATCGTATAGAGCAGGCAAGACGCATGGGTGAGATAGCAAGACTTATATCTAAGCAAGGAGTTGCTCCAGTAATTGTTGACTTTGTTTGTCCAACAAAAGAAACTCGTGAAGCATTTGGTAAACCAAATATTTTTATTTGGATGAACACAATTTCTGAAGGTAGATTTGAAGATACAAATAAGATGTTTGAAAAACCTGATAACTTTGATATTATTTTTGATTCACATCAAATGGATCAAAATCAAAAAGCATCTTATGTAATTAAAAGGTTTGGGTTACATGATTGGTCAGCACCGACAACACTAATGCTTGGTAGATACCAGCCTTGGCACGAAGGCCATCACGCTCTTTACAGAGAAGCAGGGAAAAGAACCGATCAAGTTCTGCTTGGAGTCCGTAATACATACAACACTACTGAAAAAGATCCGCTTAAGTTTGATCAGGTAAAAGAATATATTGCCAAAGATGAATTTATGGATGGGGCATTAGTGCTAAGACTACCCAACATTACTAACATAGTTTATGGTCGTGATGTAGGATACAAGATTGAGCAAATAGATTTGGGGGCAAACATTCATGCTATTTCGGCTACGCAAAAACGTAAAGAGATGGGTATTTAAAGTCTGGGACTGGATTATTAAAGACAATAATATGGAGTGGCCATCATGAAAGTAACTAAACAAAGATCAGCGCTAAAAGCAATCACTTGGCGTATCATTGGAACGGCAGACACATTTGTAATATCTTGGGCAATAACTAAAGAGCCAGTTACAGCAGGGGCAATAGCAAGTTTTGAAGTATTTACAAAAACAATCCTTTATTACTTCCATGAGCGTGGTTGGAATAAAGTTAAATGGGGGAGGGTTAAATGAAAAAAATAATTAAAAAAAATATTTTTAACAAAAAAGAAAAAAGATTTTTAAGTTACGAATCTAATATTGAAACCTATTTAAATCCAATAATACCAGCAAAAAGAGTTATTCCAGATTGGTATAAAAAAATACCACAATGGCTTGATAATAAAATGTTTAATGATAATTTTACAATTAGGCCAACCGTAAAACTATGTGTGCCATTTTTAGATGCCTTGTCTATTGGTTATGTAATTACTCTTCCCTTTGACTTATACATTAAAGAAAATGATGGAGTCCCAACTATTATATGGCCAAGTAATGCAGAAAGGTTTTCAGATCCTAGAGGCACGGTAGCAAACGAAAAACTTGTTCCAACTGGACATTATTCTATTGAGTTTCTTTGGCATCCTTGGGCTGCTTATACTATTCCAAAAGGATATAGTATTTTATTTACTCATCCATTAAATAGAAATGATTTGCCATTTACAACCTTAAGTGGAGTAATTGATGGAGGGTTGGTAATGTCTTCTCAAGGAAATATTCCATTTTATCTTAAAAAAGGATTTACTGGACTTATTGAACAAGGAACGCCAATAGCACAATTAATACCATTTCGTCAAGAAAACTGGAACTCAAAAGAAATAAAAGGTCTGTTAAAAATTGGAAAAATGCATTATGATTCTTCTAACTCTGTGTTTAAGGGATGGTATAAAAAAACATTTTGGACAAAAAAAGAATATAACTAAAATTTATAGTCTAATTTAATATCAAAACTTTCTTCACATTTTTTACAGTATGAAGTAGGACTATTTTTTGTGTGATAGGTAGTTGATATCAAAAATACCAAACCTTGCTTGTGCATATCCACATACTTAGGGTCTACAAAACCATAAAGGATTGGGATTAGTTTATTGTTGCAATGAGGGCACATATCAAGGCCTTATCCTGTATGAGTATTCATTAAGGGGGTCATAATTAATTCCATTAGTATTTTTGTTGTATCGTTCTACAAGAGTGTTGTATCTATTAACAATATCATCTATTACAGAGTTTGCTTTATCTACCGTCCGACTGTGGGCATCTTGTTCTCTTATTAAATCAAGACGACTGCTTGCAATAATATCACTTGTGTATCTTATGCAGTAGTTGCTTTGATCTAAGTTCATCTTACGAGATTGCCTTAAGTCTCCTCCCATAAAAAGCAGAGACACAGAAAGGATTACGACTAATACAGATTGCACCCAGATTATGTTTTTAAGTTTAAAAATCATACATTACTATTATACCCTATCTTGACATAATGCTCAAAGTTTGATACACTTGATCTATATGTCGGCTAATAGAGTTGTTGTTTGTGAGATATGTAATGAAGAAATACAGGTGAGATCAGCAATGGCGTATCAGACAATTTATAATCATATGAGGAAGCATCAGTGAGAAAGCAAAAAAAATTTAAAGAACTTGGTGATCCAATAGATTTAGTTGTGCACACTAAATCTCCTGAAAAATGGATGCTTATAGATAGGGAAACGGGAGAGACCTATCAGGGTAATCCTGGTGGGTACTGGGATAGGCTTGATCCAGTTATTAAAGATAATCATAACTTTACAAAACAAACAGAATAGGATATACTTATAATATGAAAAAAATAATTATAACTTTTTTATTAATTGCATTATCAATTCCAAGCGCATCTGCCCAGGCTGCAGCAAAATCACTAAACACTAAAGGTAATAAGTCTTCATGTAAAAATATTAAAGCAAATTACAAGTCAGAGGTAATTGCTAATTGGTCTAATGGCTTAGCAAGTGATCAAGACTTGCTAAAAGAAATAGATTTAAACATAAGCATGCTTACCGCAAAGCAAAAATCTACAACTGGTAAAATTAAAACAACTATTGCCTCTTGGATTAAATCAGAAAAAAATACAAAAATTGCAATAACCGATAAAAATTTTGAAGCAATTAATGCTGCAATGAATTTAAAGATTGTTTCGGTTACTAATTTTGACAAACTGTGTAAATCTATACAAAAATAATAAATAAAAGTATAAAAACCATAGCAGACACTAGTAGCCAAGTTGGTTAAGGCCCCGAACTCATAATTCGGATATCGTAGGTTCAAGTCCTACCTAGTGTACTCTTGGTCTGTAACTCAGTTGGTAGAGTGGCGAACTGTTAATTCGCAAGTCGTAGGTCCGAGTCCTACCAGACCAGCAAACCCATGTAGCCCAGCGGTAGAGGCAGTGGACTTAAAATTCACAAAGCGTTGGTTCAAATCCAACTATGGGTACTAGGGGATTGAAGCATTAAAGTGATGCTCAGGACTTTTAATCCTGAGAAGAAGGAGCGTTACCTTCCAGTCCTACACGCATGATATGATATACATATGTTCTGTGAATATTGTGGGGAAAGATTAATAAATAAAGATTGTTACAACTGTCTTAAAAATGCCAATGCTTTAAGAGAATTTGAGGAAGAAGATGACTAACTGGACTGAAGAACTTAACGATAAACAAAAAGAAGAGGTGTGGAACTTTGTTGTTTTTACTGTTAAAGAAATAAGAGAGCAGATAGCCAAAGATATTGAAGCAACAATTCCACTTTGGAAGTCAAAAGGTTTTTTGAAGTCTCGTAGAACACAAAAAGCATTTGAAGCATCTGCTGCCATTGCTAGAGGGCAGAACGAGCAAATAGATGGCTAATATAGTTTTTCTTGGTAACTTTGAAGTACCTTATAGTAGTGAGAATCATCATGCTAAGTCTCTGGAATCTCTTGGACATACCGTTGAAAAATTGCAAGAAAAAAAAGCAGGTAGCGCAGAAATACTAATGAAGGCATTAAAGTCTGATTTATTCATATGGGTACACACACATAAATGGCAAACCCCAGGATCTAGAAACATGACTGGTGTTTTGAATGATTTAAAGGGTGCTGGCATACCAACTATGACCTATCATTTAGACTTATGGTTTGGAATTGAGCGTGAAAAAGATTTAAAGAATGATGACTTCTACACAAGTATTGGTCACTTTTTTGCTACAGATAAGTTAATGTGTGATTGGTTTAATGAAAACACACAGGTAAAAGGGCACTTCTTGCCTGCTGGTGTTTATGATAAAGAGTGTTATCTACATCAAGATTACGATCCAGATAACTTTGAGCATGACATAATCTTTGTCGGTAGCAAAGGTTATCATCATGAACATAAGTACCGTCCAGAATTAATAGACTTTTTAAGAAACACATACGGCAAAAAGTTTTTACATGTTGGTGGAGATGGTGACACTGGAACTGTACGTGGAGAAGCGCTTAATCGCATCTATGCAAAAAGCAAGATAGCCATAGGTGATAGTTTAAACATTAACTTTAACTATCCTTACTACACTAGTGATAGGTTGTTTGAGAGTACTGGACGTGGTGGTTTTACTATCTACCCTCGCATTACAGGACTTGAAGAATACTTTGAAGATGGTAATGATATTGTATTTTATGAACACGGTAATCTTGAGGATCTAAAAACTAAGATAGATCATTATCTTAATGCTAATCTTGAACGGGAGCAAATTAGATTCAATGGTCATAAAAGAACTAAACAAGAGCACACCTATGTCCACAGGTGGGCTAGCATATTAGAAACCTTAAATATAAAATGAAATATTTAGTTACTGGTGGTGCTGGTTTCATTGGGTCAAACCTTGTTGATAAGTTAATTAGTCTTGGTCATGATGTTATTTGTATTGATGATGAGTCTGCAGAGTGTCACGAACAATTCTATTGGAATCATAAAGCACAAAACTATAAATATGACATCTGTGATTATGATCTGGTTGCCCCACTATTTAAAGATATTTATTGCGTATTTCACGTTGCATCTGATGCAAGAATACAGCCAGCAATACTAAACCCTAAAAAATCTATTCAATCAAACGCAGTAGGAACAGCGAATGTTCTTGAACTTTGTAGAGTTAATAGTGTAGATAGATTAATTTATTCAAGCACATCCTCTTCTTATGGCAAAAAGGCTTTGCTTCCAAACCAAGAAACACAATCCCCTGATCCATTAACTCCATACTCTGCTGCTAAAGTTTTTGGTGAAAACCTTGCAAGAGTTTACTATAATCTTTACGGACTAAAAACAATATCACTTAGATACTTTAATGTTTATGGAGATAGACAGCCATTAAAGGGTCAATACGCACCAGTAATAGGACTATTCTTAAAACAATATCATGAGTCAAAGCCACTAACAGTAGTTGGCAATGGATCTCAACGTAGAGATTTTACTCACATATCAGATGTAATACAAGCAAACATTCTTGCATCTGAAGTTGAAAATGGATTTGGTGAAGTGTATAACATTGGGTATGGAAGTAACTACTCTATACTTGATATTGCTAATATGATTTCAAATGATATTAAGTTTATCCCGCCAAGAATTGGTGAAGTGCAAGAAACTCTTGCATCTAACGCCAAGTTTAAAGATTTAACTGGATGGACTCCAAAAATATCTTTGATGGATTGGATACAACAATGAACATAAACTTTGGTTGTGGTAGCATTCAGCCTTCTGACTGGGTTAATATAGATCTTGATCCAGAGTTTAATACTGAGCATAAAGATTTAAAATTAATACCAGACAACTCTTGCGATATTATTGTTTGTCATGCAATAGTTTGTTGTGTTAAGTATCATGATATTAAAAAAGTGTTGTCAGAATTTTATAGAGTTTTAAAACCAGGAGGGGTTGCAAGAATTAGCCTCCCAGACATAGTTTCTGGATTTAATGCATATAAAAATAATAATATTAGTTTTTTCCCTAACTCTGAAGATGACTTAGACAATAGATTTTCTGCATGGCTAACTTGGTATTCACAATCAGCATCACTTTTAACAAGTAAAGCCTTACAATATAAATTAAAGAGCGTTGACTTTGTTAATGTTTCTGAAACAAAATTTAAACAAACAGTATATTCAAATGAAAAAATTTATGAACTTGATACAAGAGAACATGAATTTTATTTTATGGAGGCAATGAAATGACAGAAATGATCAAAGCAGTTTTAAACGGAGAGTTTGAAATGATCTTGCCAAAACATCGTGCAGATAGACCAGATTGGTACCAGCCTCATGGATGGGAAAAATTAAGACTAAAATCAATGCATGAAAATATTGGTAATGGAGATATTGTTTATTATGTGGGTGCAGAAGAAGGAGAGTTTCCAGCACTATGTCAAATGTGGGGCGCAGAAGTAGTTTTATTTGAACCAAATCCCAAGGTGTGGTCACATTTTCCTATAACTTGGTCTGCCAATAACTTAAAAATTCCAATGGTATGTATACCTGGTTTTGCATCTGATAAGATAAACAGTCTTTCACGTATTTATTATAATGAATGGCCACCAGAAGTAAATGATATTATTGAAGCAGCACATGGGTTTAAAGAATTATATCTTGAAGGAGAAACATATGGTCAAATTACTATAGATTCTTGTGTATATGATCATGGCATTAAACCACCCACCGCCATTTCTTTAGACGTAGAAGGTAGTGAATGGAGGGTCCTAAAAGGGGCTGAGAGGGTGCTTAGAGAGCATAAACCTAAGATTTGGTTATCTGGACACCCTGAATTTATGTTGCAACAGTGGAACGAGGCTCTGCATGACCTTAGACAATGGATAAAAGGATTAGGATATAAAGAAACTCTTTTAGATTATCAACATGAGGTACATTTATTTTATGAATAATTTAATATTTTGTCCACATACAGATGACGCAATCTTTTCATTAGGTGATTATATTATTGACAATAATGATTCTTTTACTATTGCATCTGCATTTGCTGGAATACCAACAGATGAAATTGGATATAAAAAACACACTACATTAAGAAAAGAACATGATGAAGCCTGTTCTATGGTAAATGCTAAAGTTATTAATGGAGATCTATTAGATGATGTTTATGGGAAACAAAATGAAGATGATTTAATAAATTGGATAAAAAGTATAATTGTGGATTTTGACAATATCTATATTCCACTAGGAATTCATCATCCAGACCACGTATTTTTATCAGATACCTTATTTAATTTAATGAAACATTTTGATAAAAAATATTTTGTATATGCTGAGTTGCCATATAAATTATCATATCAAGATATGTATGAAACAAGATTAAAAATTTTTACATCACTTTGTGGTTTAAAAAAAACTAATAGTAATTTTACAAAAAACAAAATTAATGCAATAAAAAAATATGATTCACAAATAAAATACGCAAGTAATCCATCTATCATAGATGAAGAATTATTTGCACAACTTATTGCAGAAGAAGAGGTATGGGAAGTTTCAATATTAGATCATGCTAAGGTTTTTTGGGATAACGCTGCTAAAGATCCAGATGTAAGATATAAATATATTGCAGATGGATGGGCGCTTAGTGAAACATTTTTAACTCTTATAGAGGACAGCAATAGTAATTGGAATAATGTTTTAGAAATTGGATGTGGAGTAGGAAGGCTGCTCGTTCCTCTTGCAGAGAAATATAATAAATGCAACTTTTACGGAATAGACATATCTGATGAAATGATTAAACTTGCACCTAATAAAGATAACATAAAGTATCAAGAACTTGCAGACAACCTTGATCTTGTGTACTCAATGCTAGTCTTTCAGCATATTAATCACCAAGAAAAAATTAAATATATAAAACTTGCTTATGAAAAATTAAAAATTGGTGGTATTTTATTTTTTCAGTTTGTTGTTGGGGAAGAGAATTCTGCATACTCTTATCAAACATCAAGGTTTGAGATTGATAATATATTAAAAGAAATAGGATTTAAAAACTTAATCTTTACAAATCATATGCATCCGCAATGGATGTTTGTCAGGGCTACAAAATGATTAACGCATATCTTTATTCAGTTAAACAAGAAGATTGTGCTGCTGATAAATGGGATTATGGTTTATTAAAACAATTTTTTAATAAAAATAATATTAAACCAGATAAGGTAACAACCTTGCCTAACACAGATAGAGCCTTTGTTGTTATTCCTGGACCACAAAATGTAGACCATGAAGATCAAATATCTGAAGAGTTAAATAAAATAAATAGAGTAGTTTTATTTATTACTGGAGATGAAAGTGCTACATTTAAAGTTGATAAGATAGAGCATAGTAATATTGAAATTTGGATTCAATACCCGCACAGAAAACATTCACAATATAATAAATTGGCGTTAGGCGTTCCACAACATCTATCAAATAATTTACCAGAATATCAGGATAAATCGTATGATGCATTTTTTTCAGGACAGATAACCCATCAAAGAAGGCAAGAACTTGCAACTGTTATGCCTAACATACCAAACTCTTTTTATAATCCAACTACTGGTTTTGCGGAAGGCTTAAGTCCAAAATCATATTACGATAAAATGTTTTTATCAAAGATTGTTCCTTGTCCTAGTGGAGCAATGGTTATTGATTCATTTAGATTTTATGAAGCAATTGAAATGCTTTGCTTGCCCATAGGGGATAAGTTAGATTCAAAAATGCAGAACACAAATTTTTTTAATTTTTTATTTCAAGGTGAGCATTCAATAAAAACTGTTGAAAATTGGCAAAACCTACCTGATTTATTGCCTGAACTATTAAACAATTATACATCTGAAATGCATCAAGTAGTTTGCTGGTGGATTAAATATAAAAGAGATTTGTTTAATGAATTAATGAGGCAAGTAAATGCATAAAAGAGATATAACAATTATCATGGCTACTTCTGTAATTACAGATCACCCAAGCACAAAAATGATAGATCAAACTATTAGTGATATTCGTGTTCATTTTCCAGACAACGAAATTATTATGCAAATAGATGGTCTTAGGGAAGAACAAAAAGATCGTAAAAAAGATTACGATGAATATAAAAATCGCATTTTGTGGAAGTGTTTACATGAAGATAAAAACATATTACCATTTATATTTAAAGAACATAGTCATCAAACTAACATGATGCGTCAAACAATTACTGAAGTTAAAACACCATTATTGCTTTATGTTGAAGGCGATGCTCCCTTAACTCCAGATGTGCCAATAGACTGGGATAAGTGCTTAGACATGTTTGAATACAATAAAGCAAACACTATTCGTTTTCATTATGAATCCTTTATTCCAAAAGAGCACGAACATCTAATGTTTGGATTAGAAGATGGTTTTATGAAAACCATACAATGGAGTCAGCGACCACACCTAAGTAGAAAAAAATATTATAAAGACATTGTGCTTCCAAGATGTAAAGATAAATTTTTTATAGAAGATACATTTCATGGAGCAATTCAAGATGATATATCTCCATATAATAAGTTTAATCAAGAAGGTTGGGATATGCATAAACTTTGGATTTATCATCCTGAAGGCAATATCAAACGCTCTTATCACTTAGATGGTCGTCAAGGCGGAAGAAAGTATACTTCTGATGATGAAACTTGGGGGTATAAAGAATGAGATTAGGAATTATAGCAAGATCAGACAACACTGGCCTTGGTAATCAGACTAAAGAGTTAGTTAATATGCTTAACCCTGATAAGATTCTTTTAATTGACTCTACCCCGTTTAATAATAACAAGCAACATCCACACTGGTATGACCAATACAGTTTTATTAAGACACAAGGCTTTCCTTCTGTTCAACAGATAAAAATGTTTTTAGGAGATGTAGATGTTGTATTAAGTTGTGAAACATTTTACGATCAAAACTTTATAAGGTTTGCAAATAGACGTGGTGTAAAAACTATTCTTCAGTATAATTATGAATTGTTTGGTCACCTGTCAAACCCAGAACTACCTTTACCAACCGTATTGTTATCGCCTAGTTTGTGGCAAATTGAAACAATTCAAAGCATGTTTGGAGATAGAACAAAAGTAATTCATCTTCCTCCACCAACTACTCCTGAGTTATTTACAACTGTAAAAAATAATAATATTTCTAAATCACACAATAGACTGTTACACATTGCTGGTAAGAAAGCAGCCAAAGATAGAAACGGTACTGAAACTGTAATAAATATGTTAAAACACTCTAAGGCTGACTATGAATTAGTTATTAGAAGTCAGAGTGAAATAGTAACTAATGTAACAGACTCAAGGCTAAAGATTGAAATTGGTAATCCAGAAAACAGAGAAGATCTGTATAACGGCTTTGACGCTATGGTATTACCAAGACGATATGCAGGACTATGTTTACCAATGAATGAGGCTTTGCTTTCTGGTCTCCCCGTTTTTATGACAAATGTTTCACCCAACAATGAGATCTTGCCACAAGATTGGTTAGTTGATTCAGACTCTATAGGAAGCATTAGAACAAAGGTTAGAATTAATTTGTTTGAAGCAAATAATGTTTTGTTAGCACAAACAATTGATAAGTATATGTCTATCAATGATAAAACTAATTATAAAGAACAGGCTTACGAGTTAGGGTTTAATAACTTTGCACCAACAGTATTAAAAGATAAATACATAGAACTTATTGCTCAAATCTAGTTTTTTTGTTAAACTTGTCTTTAAGTATTTTATTAAATATACTATTAAATGAACTGTCTGCACTAGACAAATATGTATGATCATCTATGTTTAAATTATAAGACTTAAGAACTAGTGGTCCAGAATTGTAAACCTTAACGTCTTCCATTTGTGTGCCACCGACATTAAACTTGTTTCCATATATTGATCTCCATAGGAATTGATCTAAAAGTTCTAAGACTATCTTTAATTTTTCTTTTTCCATAATCATTGGAACGTGTAGTTCATAGTCTAGTGGGTTCTCAAATCCCAACGCTTTAAGTTTTTTATATGTGCCTGAAAGTTTTCTGGTGTATTGAGAGTTGCCATTTAATTTTTGATATAGGTTTATCTTATCTAATAGAAAACCACTGTGAAAATTTTCTATTCTGTCTATTTTTTTAATAATATAAAAGTCATCATTCATTAAGATAAATGATTCTGATATTTCTTGTGAAAAACAAATTGTTTCTAAATTTTTTACAGCATTCTTATACTTTGACTCTTTTTGTTCTACTTTTATGTAATTGCCAACATACCAATCAGGCTTACCGCCAACAACCCATATGTTTGCTTCTGGAAAACTTTCAATGACAGATCTAATTGAATACTTTAATTCTTCGTTTATTCCATCTTTACATATATATACAAAGTCCATACTTCTCCATTATAAAAATTAAGAAAGGCGAATCTATTTTATTAAATTCGCCTCTCCTAATTAACCAACTACTTTTTTTTAGCAGCAGCCTTTTTCTTTGCTGGAGCCTTCTTAGCAGGTACAATCTTGCTAAGTGCATCCGAAACGGCACCTGTATCTGGCAATACGCCAAATGCTTTGTCGTTAGGATTGAGTGCTCTCAATGCAACTGGCGCTAGAGCAGCAACTAATGCAGCCCATAGATCTTTTGGATCTGTTACGCCAGCCATGTAAAGTGCAATTACTGAACCAAGGACAGATCGTCCGTATGATGCCAGCATTGCCTTTGCCTTATCGTTTAATAAGTTATTCATTATTCCTCCTAGGATATAACTTGTGTTAGTGTTTTATAGCCAATCCATAAACCAATAATTCCTGCGACTCCCGCAAAAACTGGTGGTGCTGGTACTGGCAATTTGAATGCTGCGAACACAACACCGCATCCAAAACCTGTGATAATTGATAATAAAACATCTTTCATGTTATTTTTTCCATTGATCCATTTCTGGTAAAAGCGCTAAAAGTTTGTTAGAATAGTTGTCCAAACCTTTTACCTTCAATTCATCAGAAACCTCTTTAATGGTTTGCTGTGATTTTTCAATATATTCAAATGCCCAGTCTCTGGAATCAGATAGAAATTTTATAAAGTTTTCTTTATGTAGCGTATCGTCAGACATGTTAATACCACTATTGGCTTGAGAGTTTAATTCTTCAAGTGCCCTGTTTTTTATAAAAAGTTCAGCCAATAATAGGTTAGACTTTTTTAGTTTATCAAGGGTAGCCCAATAGGATAGTCCAAAGGAAAAAGACAGGGTAGCAAAAAATATCAGAAACATCATCTCCATAATATCTATTGTACTCTATTCTCAGTTTGGCTACTGCCTAAATAGGTAGGCCAAATTAGCCTAGAAACAGCCATTACAGCCACTTTTACAGCAGCCCCCATACCTTTTGACCCACCCATTTTGTATATTTTTTTAGTCTTTTTCTATATCAAAAATATCTAAATCAGACATTTTTTTAAAATTTGCTGCTGTCCAAAGGGATACGGCAGTTAAGAAAGATAAAACCATTAGTATTATTATCTTTGTTTTCTTTTTCATTTTGTTATGGTTGCTCCACATCTTAGACATGCTACATAATCTTTACCAGTAAATGGACAAGAGCCAGCATCAACAAGATCGTGTGACTTTATCTTACAAATAAAAAACAATGTAATCTGTTTTATCATTTTATTGCCTCTCTAGTAATTAACACTATGGCCCCACACTCCTCTAATGCTTTTTTTAATTTTACCACATACTGTAATGCTGATATTTTATCATCATGCACCATGTGCAAAAATTTTTTTTCATCTAATTTTACAGTAAGGAAGTGTTCATTGTCAATAATCTCCACTCCAAAACCTTTGGGAGGCGTAATTGAATGCACAGCCCTACGCATGATATCTGTATACATTATTTGTTGCTCCATTTCATTTTATTTTAATTATTCTATAGTAATAAATGTTTTTATTTATTGTAACCAAAATTATCAAATTCCCATTTCCACTCCTGAAAGATGAAGTTCATTTGATCATTATTAAATATATCTGATGGGTGTATATTTTTTATTCCATGTTTTTTTTCAAATACGTTTATGCAGATTTCTGGGATATTGTGAGATTTTAATATTGGATTAATTTGATCTTCAAGACCATCTTCATATCTAATAAACTTATCAATAATAATTTTTTTATTAAAGGTATAAAGAAATTTACTGCTTGGTAAAAATCTTGTTGTAAATAAATTTAGATCATTTTTATAATCAAAATAATTATCTACATATTTTTGTTTTTCTTTTTTGTTTAAATTATTCCAATCAACTTTAATAAGGTGTAAAGCCCAAAAAAAATTTGAAAGAACTGTGTCGTATGGATTTCTAATTATTGTATATGTTTTAACATCAGATAGATCTATGAGTTTTGATATTTCTTTATATGAAGCGTGACTTTTAAATCCTTGATAATTTCTAGGTTTATGATTTGGGTTTTTTGGTTCAATTGGAGTGACAATTGCATTGTCTGGAAGAACTTGTGATAGTGCGACCTCTACAGAAGTTCCACCAACTTTTATATTTTTTAAAAACAAAAATTTATGATCTTTAGAATAAATCATTTGTTATTCTATTGTTAAGGCTTGCCAGGTAGTTGCCCAGTCTTGCTTGTTTTTATGTTTATTAAACTCTCTTGAAACTTCTCCACCTTCTAAGTATACTCCACCCCAAACGCCCCACTCTTTTCCAGAAACACCATTTGCAAAGCAGACTTTTCTAACTGGGCACTGCTTACAAAGTGCATCAACGCCATGCCTAGAATCTTCTTGATCTTCATATTTATCAAAATATAAATTTGTATCAATGCCTAAGCAAATTGCCTCATCTTTCCATAAATGCTGTTTCAAAGTTAATCCTTATACTTATTTGGTATATCCCAACCATTACGACCAGGCTTATAAACTCTATGTAAGTACCACTTGTTTTTTACTCTAATGCCCATAGGAGAGGTTTTTGCTGTATCGGATTCTTTTAAATCAATTACATCCCACGCATGCCAAATAAGGTTTTCATTTTTATTTACAATTTTTTCCATTGTATTTAAACTTCTAATAATCATTTTTTCTCCTAATATTTAAAAAGACCAACGTCAATGTTGTTTGCTTCTGCAGTTAAAACCAACTTTGATTTGGTTTCTTTTGGATTACTTAAAAAAGCAAAATAATTAATTTGATTTATATTTTTGCTTAACCATGCAGGCGCTACGTTATAAAATTTAATTTTTTTACCTCTTGCCTTCATTCCACGTTCTGATAAATTAGAGAACTCTGAAACAAAATTATTTATTTTTGATGGGCCAGCGGAGTAAATAATGAATTCATTATCTTCATCTTTCATTCCTGACAAGGCAACACTCATGGCACGTAAAAAGATGTTGTACTGGTTAAACTCTTTTGTTCCCTGAACTGCCACTATCATCTGGTCCCACTCCTTGTTTTAAGTCATCAAGTATTGATAACATATTATCTAATTCTTTTGTTGACATATTTTCAATATCTAATGGTTTTGCTGTATCTTCATCTATCCTGCCGTTAATAGCATTAGCAGTATAAAAAACATTATCTAATATCCAATATGCTTTATCCTTTTCTATTACTAC